GTCGATATGACGCCGTTTCAGCAATGTCAGGCCGGGAAAGGCGAAACGGTTTGGGACTTCCTCGAGCGGCTGGCGCGCGTGCGCGGCTGTCTATTGGCTGCAGATGCCTTCGGCAATTTCCTGATTATCGGCGACCACGACTATCCGGCAGTCAGCGGATTGGTCGAGGGCAAGAACATCAAGGAAATGCAATGCATCATCTCGAACGAACAAGTGTTCGCGGTGCTCGACGTGCATGGGCAGGGACAGGCGAGCGACGATCTCAATGGTTCGCAGGCCAGCGAAATGAAAGCGACGGCAACGAGCGACGTTGCGCCGCTCTACAGCAAGTTGATCACGCCGATGGAAGAGGCGGTGCGAACCGTCGCCGAGCTGCAGCACCGCGCGAATTTCGAGAAGCTGTGGCACGACGGCTCGCAAATCCAAGCTACCATCACCGTGCAAGGCTGGCTCCGTGACGGACAAACGCTCTGGCACGAAGGCGATCAGGTTCATGTCTATTCGCCGATGGCGATGCTGGATTGCGATCTCGCGATTCAGCAAGTCGTTTTCACGCAGGACGACAGGCGCGGCACGATCACGACGCTGACATGCGTCAATCCCGAATTCCTGCTTCGTTGGCTGGCGGCGAGTTGAAACAGAAAGCGATTGTCTGTTTCGAGTTTGACGGCACCAACTTTCAAATGGTGTGGGCCTCGAGCAGTGCGGGCGGCCCGACGACAGGCGGCGGCCCGATCTATTTGCTCGCCAATGCCAATTGGTACGTCAACTCCTCGACCGGCAGCGATACGCTTTATGATGGTACGAGCCCGACAGTTGTTGCGGGCACGATCCATGGTCCGTTTGCCACTATTCAGAAAGCGTGTTCGACGGTCCCGCTTTACAATCTCAACAATTACAACGTCACCATTCACGTCGCCGATGGGTCATATGGCTCGTTTGTAGCGGGCAAGATCAACGGTTCGGGCAGTGTCACCATCATTGGCAACACTAGCACTCCCGGCAATTGCGTGATCACCGGCACCAACATCACGGCGGCGATCTTCTATTACACGCAAGGGCAATACACATTTCGTGGCTTCGCAATGTCCACGACGGGATCATCCTCAAGTGATCCAATGTGCGGCATTCAGATTGTTGGCAACTCGACGCAGGTGTTCCTTGGGGAGTTGACTTGGGGGCCTTGCACTGGCGCGCATATCGCGATCACTCTGAATGCTATCGCTGGCAACTTGATCGCGGGCGGCCTTTGGACGCTCGCGGGTGGCTGTAGCTATTGGCTTTATCCCGGCAGTTTGTGGGGCGGCTGCCATCTGATCGTCAACACAGGCGGTCAATTCATCGGCAACGCGAACGGCGGCCCAGCCTACAACATTCCGAGTGCTATCGGCTTCTCCGGCTCGTTCGTGCAGTGCACTTCATTCGGGAACAGCGGTCTTGTCTATTCCTCGGTGACTGGCTTCGCGAACGTCACCGTGGGCAGGAAGTTTACCGTCAACAGTCTGAGCGAGATCGTCACAGGCGGCGGCGGCGTGAACTACTATCCCGGCCCAACGGCGGGCATCGCCGACAACACGACGGGCGGTTATTATCAATAAGGGGGGACGATGCCATATATTCCGACAGGTTGGTTCTGGCTCGCAGACGACGGGCGCATCTTCGGCAGCTACAATCAATCGCAGACGACGAGCGACGATCCCGATTACGTGGCGTTTCTCACGGTCGAGCAACCGACGCCATGGCCTCGAGACAAGAACGGTCAACAGACTGACGCCGCGCTACAGGCTGTGCTCGATCCGCACAACGTCTTCGTCAATCCGACCTACTACGCGGCCAACCAGCGGTGGCTAACCGAGAACGGCGGAATAACCGTCTCGGGTTTAAGCAGCGCGCCAAATGGCATGCCGCTCCTGACGGATGATCGCTCCAAGAATCTCGTCGGCTTGGCTCATTCCATGTCGCTGGCCGATAAATCGTTCAACACGACTTGGGTCGCGCCGGATGGAAACAACTATGATCTGACGAACGCCGACATTCAGGATATGGCGACGCAACTCTATACTCACATCCACGATTGTTTCATCACCTACGTCAACGCGATTGGAGGCCTGCAATCAGGAAAAATAAAAACCCGCGCTCAGATCGATGAAATGTTCGGCAAAGTCCGAGAGAGGGCCGCGAGCGAGAAAAGCCCGTCGCCAAAGGCCAAGAAGTGAGCCATGGCCATCTGTGACATCACATGCTGGAACGATGCCGACTTCATCCGCGGCTTCATCTATCAGACATTGCTCGCTGATGGCGTGACGCCGGGGCCGCCCGTTGATCTCACCGGCAACACGATGCGGATGGGCATTCGGTTTCATGCCAGCGACGTGAACGAGGAATTATTGCTGACGACCGAGAACGGCGGCATCACCATCACCGATGCGCCGAACGGTAAGTTCACGGTGACTATCACCGAGGGTCAGTTGCAGCAATTGCCGCTCGGTCCCTATGAGCACTCGTTGGTGCGGATCACGCCTGCCGTGCAGCATCTTCGCGTCTGGTCGGGCACGCTGACGAACAATGCTGGCGCGAGCCGGGGCACCAACACATGAGCTATGACGTTGTTGTCTCGACCGACTACGACGTTGTTGTCGGAGCGGAGCCAGACGACGATGTTGTGGTCACGCTCGATTTCCCGGTCGAGACGATTGATGTGCCCGAACAAGGGCCGCCAGGTCCGCAAGGCAATCCCGGCACTCCGGGCACGGACGGCAACACGATTTGGTATGGCTCGGGGCCGCCGTCAGTCGTAACGGGAAAAGACGGCGACTTCTACATCGATACATCAGCGAACATGATGTATGGCCCGAAGGCGGGCGGCATGTGGCCATCGACGGGTCATTCGCTCGTCGGCCCACCGGGACCGACCGGGCCACAGGGGCCAACCGGACCAACGGGGCCGAGTGGGCCACCGGGCACAGCAGGCGGCGCGACAGTTTTCGTCGGCGACACTGCGCCAGTGGGCGCACCGGACTCGTCGCTGTGGTGGAAGTCCGACAACGGACAATTTTTCATCAGGTTCAACGACGGCACCTCGACGCAATGGGTTGTTGCGATGCCGGTGCCCGACGTGTCCTCGCTCGTCGCAAAATCGGGCGACACGATGACCGGCCCGCTTGTTTTGAACGCCGATCCGACGACAAACCTTGGTGCCTCGACAAAGCAATACGTCGATAACAAAGCCGGATCAGCAACGCCGCTAATGGACGGCACCGCAGCGGCGGGCACGTCGGCGAGTTACTCGCGGCAGGATCACGTTCATCCGACCGACACAAGCCGCGCGCCGCTTGCGTCGCCAGCGTTCACCGGCTCGCCGACCGCACCGACACCGAGCGCAGGCGATAGCTCGACCAAGATTGCGACGACGGCGTTCATCGGCGGTGCTCTTTCGGGTTCTGGTTTTGCTCCGTTGGCCTCTCCTGCCTTCACCGGCACACCAACGGCACCGACGCCAGCGGTCAATGACAACAGCACCAAGATCGCGACGACTGCCTATGTGATGGGTCAGGCCAGCGGTGCCAATCCACTGATGGATGGTACAGCAGCTCCGGGCGTGAATGCGCAATGGTCGCGCAGCGATCACGTTCATCCGACCGATACGACCCGCGCGCCGCTTGCTTCTCCCGCTCTTACTGGCACTCCGACAGCGCCCACTCCTGCGACGGCTGACAACAGTACCAACATATCAACGACCGCCTTCGTCAAGAACCAAGGCTATCTGACTGACGCGCCAGCGGACGGCAACACATACGGGCGAAAAAATAATGCGTGGGTCGTCGGCGGTGGCGGCGCATCGGTTTACATTCAGGACACCGCACCGACAGGCGTCCCGGCGAATACTCTATGGTGGTGTTCGCTCAACGGTCAGCTTTACGTCTATTACAACGATGGCAATTCATCGCAGTGGGTCTACGCCTCGTCGCAGGCGGCAAGCCCCTCCGTCATTCGCAACTATCTCGCCGGATTGAATCTCGGTGGCACCGGCAGCAATACGTTCTCCGTTTCGGCAGGAGTAGCAGCGGACGCTAACAACGCCGACATGCTGACGGTCGGCGCGATCATGAGCAAGACGACCGGCGCGTGGGCTGCGGGCAGCGGCAACGGCTCGTGGGATGGCTCCGGCACCAATCCGACGAGCGCAACACCGGCTTGGTACACTATCTATCTAATCAAGCGGCCTGATACCGGACAGGTCGATGTTTGTGCGTCAACAAATCAGACTGCGCCAGTTACAGGCATCAACGTGCCTGCGGCTTACACGCTTTCCCGTCGCGTGTTTTCACTGGCAACGGATGGCGCAGGCAACTGGCGCTCGCTTACGCAGAATGGTGATGAATTTCTATGGACTGCTCCGCCGCTCGATGTGAACGCAGCGAGCTTGGGCACCACTGCCGTAACGTATCAGCTATCGTGCCCGCTCGGTGTCAAGGTCAACGCTTTGATTACGGCGGATGCCTCTCAAGCATCAAATACGATTGTTGGCGTATACGTCTCGCCGCTTGATATAGCCGATCAAGGACCGACAACTGCTTATATCAACGTCGGTGTGGCAGTCGGCAGTGGTGCGGAACGCGCCTTTGCTGATGTGAACGTGCGAACCAATACAAGCGCTCAGATCAGGGCGAGAGCGTTCAGCGTTTCGACAACGTTCAGCGTTTCGACGCGCGGCTGGATTGATCGCAGAGGCAGGGATAACTGATGGCGCTCGACTTTCCCAATTCGCCGACTGTCGGGCAGACGTTTCCTAGTCCGCCGCAATCCGGCGTGCCGGTGTGGCGTTGGGACGGCAATGAGTGGGCACCTCAAGCAAGCCCATCGCTTTTGTCGGATGTCGGCAAGATTGAGTTCTGGCCGAACACGATAGTCCCGGTTGGGCGTGTCAGGGCTGACGGCTCGAGCTACGCGCGCACTGGCACCTACGCCGCGCTGTTCGCCTTTCTCGTTCAATCAATCGTCTGCACGTTCACGAACGGCTCGTCGAACGTCACGATCCCCAATCATGGCCGCTCGCTTTACGATCCGATCAAGCTCTACACGACGGGCACGCTGCCGACCGGATTCACCGCAGGCACTCCGGGCACGGGCGGCACGTTCTACTATGTCCAAGCCATCGTCGATTCGAACACGGTGCGGCTTTCGTCAACGCCGGGAGGAAGCGCGATCACCGCAGGCTCAGCGGGCAGCGGCACGCACACGTCGGTTTGTGCGCCCTACGGCGATGGGGACGGGTCCAGTTCGTTCACTGTGCCGAATTACTGCGGCGAGTTCTTGCGTGCGATGGATTTCGGGCGTGGCGTTGATCCGAACCGCGCGATTGGCGGCGATCAGCTCGACCAAATGCAGGGCCACTATCATCTGATCAACAATGGTAGCAGCCTGCTCGCTGGCACCGGCTTGGGTACTCTGGGCGCAGGCGCTAGTACGTGGAGCGTGGTCAACGTCACGGCTGGCGGCCCAACAAACGACGGCAGCAACGGTGTGCCTCGCGTCGGCCTTGAGACGCGCCCGCGCAATCAGGCAGTCATGGTCACGATCCGGTATATGTGATGGCATTCGACTTCCCAAACAGTCCCACGCCGGGCCAGACCTATCCGTCGCCTGCCATTGCCGGAACGCCGGTCTATACGTGGGACGGTTTCGAGTGGACGTGCCCAATCACCCAAGTCCCTCCGACCGGCTCCATTCCACTCGGAACGGTGATGCTGTTCTGGCAGGCTGCGCCTCCGGTGAATTGGACGCAGATCACTACTCAAAACGACAAAGCCCTGCGAGTGGTTAGCGGTGTCGGTGGAGTGTCGGGCGGCTCTAATCCGTTCTCTACTGTTCAAGCGCAAACGGTTGTCGGCAATCATACTTTGGCTGCGTCCGAAATCCCGACGATCAATAGCAGCGGCGGCAACACAATCAATGTCTATCCGGCTGGTACCAGCGGCATTTATATGCCGTACACCAACGGCAATTATTGGTCTTATTCGGACGGCTTTTGGTACAGCGGAAGTTTCGAAGCGGCCATCAACTCGGCAATGACCGGCATCGGCAACATGAATTCGTGGCAGGGCGGCAACGTCATCAATGTTGGCTCGACCAATACCGGCAGCGGTGCTCATAACCATACGATCACGATGAGCGTACAATATTGCGACGTGATCATCGCGAGCAGGACATCATGAAGATTCCACACGCAGACGAAGGCGGCATTTGTCCACTGCACAAAAAGGACATGAGCCAGGTATGTCACAAATGCCCCTGGTGGACGATGGTGCGCGGCAAGAATCCGCAGAGCGAGGAGATGATCGACGATTGGCGCTGTGCGATTGCGATCCTGCCGATGTTGCTCGTCGAGAATGCGCAGATGACGCGACAGGGCAACGCGGCGATGCAAAGCTTCCGCAACGAAGTGGTCAACGGCGTTGTTCGTGCCGTTGGCGAAGCGGCTTTCAGATTGGAAAACCAAAATGCGCGTCTCGATCATAACCGCGGATAGCTCCATCTTGATTGATGGAAAGCCTATGCGTGTTGATTGCGGGCCGCTGATCGTGGATCGAATACGCGCGCTGCAGTGGTATGGAGACAAGGGCGAACTGGAATACATCGATCATGAAAAGCCAAACGAGATTATCGAAAGCTTCTCGCCTTATCAGATGTACGTGGAGACGGCCCAAGAGATTGAAGAGCCGGAGCCCATGACGCCGGAAGAGCACCTTCGCTATCACGAGGAATATTTGAAGCGTCATCCGCAAGTCAAAATAACCTTGCCGCCGATGATTGCTCCACCAAAAACGAAGCCCCAGCCGAAATGAAACCGAACGAAGTGGAAAAGAAACTCTGAAAGGTAGCGCCCAGAGATTCAATCCAAATGCTTCCTCCCTAGACTTGGCCCCGCTTCGGCGGGGCTATTTTTTTGGCCAAAGATAACCCTTGCCTGCTTTACAGCCGCGAGGTCGTTATCGTACTTCGCCGCTCATGACGGCCACGCATTTTTTTGTTCCGATCAAAAATGCGAACCGGGTTCGCATTTTCGTGATGTCGGAATCTGCATTCATCTTAAACTTCGGAAAGGGTTGAAGCCGCGCGTGTTATCATCATATTTCAGTCACAAACAAGATTAGTTAAGAGAGCCGAGGCCCTAGCGCCCTCCACTCCAATAGCAAAAAACGCGAACGAACGGGTTTGGCTAGGCCATGCTTTCGAAGATCAAAGTCGTCGCTGCTGTTTGCGCCCTCATGGCGATTGCGCTGGCATGGGTGCTCGTCACGCAGGACCGCACCGACATCTGGAATGTCGATCCAACCGTCGATCTTCCCGAGATGGCCAATTCGCTCGACGACATCGTCACTCAGGTCGTCGCCCCGCTGCCTGACCCGGAGCCGCCCCCGCCCTCCAAGCCGCCAATCAAGGGCATGATGGTGCTGTGCTTTCTCGTGTCCCTCGCGGAAGCCGCGCACCGGGTGATGCACGACGACGCAAGCCCGACCGCGCATGGATATTTGGTGCCGCGATACTGGCTGCTCGCGAATCCTAAGACCGCGCCACCAGCTCGCGCCTAATCCCCCCGAGTTTTTTCGTTTGTCATCGCAAGCAAGACAAGTCCTGCGCGCGTTCGCAGGAGAGGTCGAATGCTGTCAGTCCTGCAACACTCGCGTTCGCAGGAGAAGTCGAATGCTGTCAAAACGGCGCAAAGAGGAGAAGGTAATGGCTATGATTGAAGATGAAATGACGGAACCAATTCCCCATCAAGAGGTCCGCG